GGTCGAGAAGCTGGAAATCATCCTCGAAGAACATGCCGACATCGCGAACAAGTTCTTGATCTACAAGAACCTGATCAACGAAGGGCAGAACTTCCGCGATGTATCGTCGAAGGTGGCATCAATGATTGTCGGTGATGCAGAGGGGTTCATCAAGAAGGCGTATTCGTTTGCTGCGGAATCGAAAGGAGCACAATGAACCATCACACCGTAGTTGGCCGGATCATCAATGAAACGATGCCGGCAGAGAAGTATCACGCGGTCGATGCTCTATCGAAGTCGATGATGGCCAAGCTGCTGAAATCGCCTGCCCATTATCGAGCCGCACAGGAGGAGCGCCAAGAGCCGTCGAAGGCTATGCAGCTTGGTACAGCCATCCACACCGCTATCCTGGAGCCCGCTCTGTACACCGATGTTGTGGCCGTGATTCCAGAAGGGATTGACGGACGCACTAAGGAGGGCAAAGCGTGGAAGGAAGAGAACAAGGACCGCATCTGTCTGAACAATACGGAGAACCGCGATGTGCAGGGTGTCGCTCGCTCGATCCGCAGTCATCCATTCTGGTCCATCTACCAAGCTCCTCATCGCATCGAGGCGAGCGTGTTCGGGTTGGACGCGGATACCGATATTGCAATCAAGGCTCGTCCTGATCTGTGGGTCGATGACCATACTATCGTAGACATCAAGACAACCGATGACGCATCACCAGAAGCGTTCACCCGTACTGTCCTGAACTTTGGATACCACATCCAAGCGGCGCATTATCTGGCGATGACCGGTGCCGCTCAATTTGTTTTCGTCGCTGTCGAGCGCACCGCTCCGTACGCTGTCGGGATCTATCGACTCGACTCAGAATGGTTGCAGGCTGGCGAGAACATGCGACGCAAGGCAATCACGTTGCTGCACGAATGCCAGGCACTGGACAAGTGGCCTGCTTATCCAACATCGACGCAAACTCTTTCATGCCCAAAGTGGGTGTTAAACAAGTCGGAAAACTAAATCAATAAATAAGTATTATGTTCAAAGTCAATCGACAGGATGGTGCCGCGCAATATATCAACACCGAGGGCGATTTCGTCGTCACCGTCTCCAAGGTGGAGGAGGCTCTTGATAACAAGGGTCGCGAGGTGTGCAAGGTGACGTTCAAGACCGACGATGGAGCGTCAACCAGCGACCGGTTCATCAACCAAGAGAACACTTGGTTCCGCGTGAACCAGTTGGTTGCTGCGACCAACCACAATGTTCCCGACGGGACCGAGGTGGATTTCCTCGGAAAGAAGGGAAGTTTCGGAGAGTTCATCAAGTCGATGGTCGGTCTGGAGCTTATCATCGTCGCCCGTTTTGAGGAGTACGTTGATCAGGCCGGCGATAAAAAGAAGATCATCCGGGTGAAGCACATGAAGGCTGTCGCTCCGACCAAAACCGAGGACAACTTGCCGTACTGAAGCGATACAGGAGGGGAGCGCATTCCTTTGCAACGCTCATCAATTTTGTATCTATGAATGTAAAACTAGTGGCGATAACAAAGCCGATCGATGATATGTCGGCATCCGACTTCATCTCATATTGCGCGCGTGTCAGCAATCCATCGAACCAGAACAACACCCTGACCAGTCCGAAGTTGTTGGCCTACTGTATCAAGAATGGACATTGGAGCATCTTTGAGCAGGCCAGTTTCACGGTCGAGATCGTGACAAGCAGAGCGATATCGGCTCAGATACTCAGACATAGGAGCTTTTCGTTCCAGGAGTTCAGCCAACGCTATGCGGTCGCAACAGAGTTCGAGCCTGTTGAGTTTCGCACCCAGGATTTGAAGAATCGACAGGGTAGTGGGGATGTCATAAATGACTTGGGCATAAAATGCACATTTGATGATACTGTTCGCTTTTGCGAAACAACATATCTGAGGATGATTGGTGCAGGCGTATCAAAGGAAACCGCCCGCATGATTCTTCCGCTATGCACGCAGACGACCTTGTACATGACCGGCAATGTCCGTTCATGGATACACTATCTGGAGCAGCGATGTGCGAAGGGCACGCAGAAGGAGCATCGATTGATCGCGGAAACTATCCGCGATGAAATCTTTGCGGTTCAATTTCCAGCAATCCATGAAGCATTGAATTATGAAAAGAACTGATATCAAGACATTGATCGAGGCGATGCGGATTATATCCGAAGGGATACAGAGCGAGGGGGGAGTGGCCAACGCTGCGATTGCCGAGGCCGGACAAAGACTCCAGGAGCAGAATGATTATATCGAGAAATTAGAACGGGTTGGTGACGACCTTTCTATTTTTGCCGCCAACCCTGCGATGTATCCGCAAAATCAATCACTTAAATCTGTCAAAGCATGGGGCAAACTTGAGGAATCCAAGCCGTGAATACGCCAAACATCATCGACCAGATAGCAGACCAGCGTGATGAACTGCGTGATGAAAACGTCAGGTTGAAAGCCCACATCAAGCGGCTGGAGAAGGCTGGAGATGATATGTACAATCTTCTTAATAATTGCGACGAAGCCTACCGTTGGTACAAAGTGAATGAATCCAAGCCATGAATCACACACCTAGAACGGATGAGGCCATTGTCACCAACGAAGAGGGACCGTGGGTCAGTGCCGCATTCGCTCGAACTCTGGAGAATGAGTTGGACACAGCAACCGAGCGCATCAAATTGCTTGAGAACGGATTGATCAAAATGGCGCTCAATAAATTGAATCCACCAAGAGGATTTCCCTATGAACAAAAGCAGCAAAACAACTGATAAAATCAAGACCGTCCGGCATACGTTTCCTTGCGTTGAATCGGTGCGTCGAGTTCCGCTATCCGGTGGCCGAGCGGTCACGGTATGGCGCGACAGGACATCCGACCCGATCAAGGCCGGGTACGATGACGAGGACATCGTGATGAGTTGCATCGCTAGCTCTGGCGACGACCTGGAAATGATCTGTCAGTTGGCCAAGCTCAAGGGGGTAAAGGCTGTCGAGATCAACTGGCCCGGTGGAACAGGGGCGATCATCCGTAACTGAACAACATCATGGAAGACATCGTTGCAGATACAATCAATGAGCGCGGCAAGATATACGGTGAACCGCACCTGAGCCATTCCAACATCGGGTTGGCTTGGTCAGGACTCATCCAACAGTATTACGGAATCAAACTGCCAGGTCCGATGCCATCTCATTTGGTCGAGTTGATGATGGTGGCATTCAAGATCAATCGCAGCGTCCGGGTATTCCATCCTGATAACTATGTGGACCTCCGGGCATACGCAGATTTCGCGGAACACGCACAGAAAAACCCAGGTCAAGAGTATAAACCAAAAGCATGAAATACATCAAACGAACGATCAAATGGACCGTTGTAAGAGAGAAAGAACCACTGTTCGATGAACTTGCAACGGACATCGAGATCACGGACGAAGCCGCTGGTGAATTTGTTGAAGTCAAACAACACGTCGAAGGAAACCGAAAAATCTCGATTGACCCAGAAGAGTGGCCGGCACTCAGGGAAGCAATCGATTGTGCTGTGAAACTTTGCAGGAAATAATACACATGAAAGAAAAAACCAAAAGCACAGTGATCACAATCGACGCGACCATCCATGAAGAGATGCGAAAGTATTGTGTCGAGAACGGCATTAAGATCGGGTTCTTTGCCAGCCAAGCGTTGCGGGTGGCAATGATTGGAAAGACTCCAGAGGTCAAGGTCGAGTCAGGCGAGTAGTATAAACATCCCGGTCGTCTCGAATGGCGACCGGGATTCAATCTTCTAAAATTATGAATCTGAGAGAGTACCAAAAGAAAGCGGTTGAGTGGGCCACCAAGTCCGATGGTTTGATCATAGCTCCTGCCGGTAGCGGCAAGACCTGGATAGCGGCATCAATCATCAAGCATTATCACAAGCTGAATCCCGATTGGCTGTTTGGCTGGACCGCTCCGACGATTGAGACGTGTCAGCAGGGGCGCGTATCACTAAGTGTTGCAGGGATTCCCGATGGAGTTGTGGATATCCGGTGTCCGCATGAGTCGGTGGACTTCAGCAAGAAGAACCTGCTCATAGTTGACGAATGCAAACATAGCCCCGCCGTCAGTTGGAAGCGCATCATCGAGTCATGCCAAGGACTTCGATACGGATTCGATGCGACCCCTTGGAGCGACGATGATGATCGGAACAAGGTCACCCGGTCGTTGTTCCGGGATTCAATCTACGAGATCTCTCGAAGCGACATCGGAGATTCATTGGCCGACGCCTATCTGGAGATCAGCGATGCCACCGACCTGAACATCCAGACCAATATCGACGACAACATCGACCGGCTGTTCCAAGCTCGTCGCAGGTATATGCGGATCAGCGATGAAGACCTGAAGAAGATGTGCGCTTGGGAATCGCTGGTGGACATCGGTATCTGCCAGAACGCGAAGAGGAACCGGTACGCGGTGCAGTATGCTCTGGACCATCTGGACATGCAGACACTCATCCTGATCCCGCGTATCACGCTTGGAGAGCAGTACGAGGCGAGCATACCGAACTCTCGCTTGGTGCATTCCAAGATCGGGAAGAAGGACAGGCGATCGTACATGGAAGAGTTCAAGGCCGGCAATCTCAGGACCATGATCGCCACATCATTGGCCGACGAAGGACTGGATCTTCCCAACGTCGAACTGCTCATCATGGTGAGCGGCGGTCGGTCATCGCAGAAGACCATCCAGAGAGCGAGCCGCGC